TCGCTTCCAGCCATCTGCACAGAACGCCCGCGTGCCAAGCAGAGCATCGCAAATCTAAAGAGTGGTGCATTGTTTCGACAGATGATTGTACATTCGTCAGCGAGATCGTCAAATTGTATCTTGTTCGGTTTTTCAACGGAGCCTCCTTCGGTTAGCCAGCGGAAGTTGGGCACGCGCCAGTGAACATTGCGAACGATTTCGGAAGGGCAGCGGAAGGAGGTAGAGAGCGGGAGGGAGGTGCATTTGTAATGATCCGTGGCCTGCCTCATTCCTCCAGCCTTAGCTCCCCTGAATCCATAAATGTTTTGATAGGGATCACCCACCCCGATGAGTCGGCCTTTAACAAGCCTCTCAAGCAATGCATGATTAACTGGAGAGAGGTCTTGGTATTCATCAACAAGTACAACCGGGAACTTTGGGAAAATTCCCCCAAACAATGCGGGCATGTATGGCTGATCGTTGTAGTCGATGATTCCGTAGTAAGACTGTTGAATGGATCGTTTGAGCACAGCGTCAATGAGATCGGCCGTGAGGTCATCTGGCACCTCGTCGAGGAGGGAGTAGAATTGATTCTGCGTTACGAGCCGCTTTGCGTTCGGGTAACTACCTTCCGGTACGTAGCCGACGGCTTTCGCAAGCGCGACGCCCTGGGTGACTTCGGAGAAAACGCTCCAGATGGCATCTCGATGCTCTCTAGGGCTAGCGTCAATAATTGATTTAAGTATGCCACCCGATTTCTTTGCATCCACTTTAAGTTGACGCGATTGGGATTGCGCCCATATTCGATGGCCGATTGAATTAAAAGTTCTAACGGTAGTGGTTGAGAGCATTCGGGTTTCTGCTTCATCGGCGTTTTTCCGGTTGAAGACGAGGTAGAGAACGGGTCCGCGAGGGATCGCTCGTTCGACGGCTTCGAGGGTGGTGGTTTTCCCGGTCCCCGCGAGGGCAGAGATCATCAGATTGTCCTTGGTCCCTGACGCAGCGGAAAGGATAGCGAGTTGCTCGTCGGTGTGGTGATGGGTGTCCATTGGCACGGCTCCTTTAGCTCATCTTTCTCATGGCCATATCGGTGATCTTGGCCTCAATCAACGCAAGCATCTCGCCCACCCCGCGCCAGCCATGCGCGAGAAGGGTATCCATCTCGTTGCCTTCGGTTTGGTGCAGGTGAGCGAGGGTATAGGCACAATCCCGCGCTTCGCGCAGGTGGTCTAGCATTTTGGCGTATGTGAGACCTTTTGTTACTACTCCACCCTCAGTCTCAAATTTCGTTACCATTAGATATGTCTCCAAGTGTGCCGATGTTTTATTTGATAGATAACATTTCGATTAACGCCGAATAGTTTACTGATTTCTTCGGCATTAAGGGTATTTTCAGTAAGCAACCGTCTTATTTCAATTACTTGTTCTGGTATCAAAATGCGTTTGCCCAAAACTAGTCGGCCCTTACCAATCATATCATCAACATTATCTTGCTGTGTACCAAGAAATAAGTGTGCCGGATTTACGCATGGAGGGTTATCACATGAATGTAATACCTTCATATCATTTGGTACATCTCCAACACAAAGATCATATGCTACTCGATGAGCTTTCTGGGGATTACCCAAAACGCTTATGATGCCGTAGCCACCATCATTACGGTACCCAGAATATTCCCAACACCCGTTATTGCAAACGATCGCACGAGAGAATAAACGATCGAATAGCGTATCAGACATCAAAACCTCCTCTTAAACGGCACCGTTGGCGCAGGTGGGAGTTGGGCGAGCAACGACGCGAGACGGTCGCGGATGACGGTGGGCGATGCGGAATGGGCGTAGTGGTCGGGGAGGGAGTCGAAATCTAATTGCTGCGCGTCGGTTTCGATATCCAAGTCTCCGAATCTTAATCCTACCAGTTGCCAGCCCTTAGCTGGATACGCCCTATGTCCGCTAGTGGGGATGATCCACCAGTAGCCGGTGCCGTCGCACTCCATACAATCCGGTGAGTCGCTATTTATGCGGCACTCCGGACACTCCATCCGCATTGCTATATCAAACGCAGGTTCGCCGTTCACCTTATGGGCGATGAGATAAAGATCGGTCATTTGAGCAATCCCAACTCCAACAACGCCGCTCTCGCATCGGCTAAATCCTTTGGCGTGATCCCATCTGCCAGCAGCTTCTTCGCCACGACCGCCGGCCGCAGGTAGGGCTCACCCCCGCCTTCGTCGCGGAGCTTAGCGCCAAGCAGCGCAAGGACCTTCGATAGCCCGCCTTCGGATAGTGGGAACGCGATGACGCAAGGCTGGTTTAGCGAAGGCACCTCAGCGTACACGTTGCGGTGATCGGCCCAGACGCGGATGGCGTAGGGCGGTGCGGCGGAAGGGAGGATTGATGCGTTCAAAATCGCCTCCATGATTTGGGCGCAGGTGAGATCATTGCCTCAGGCTCGCCCACCGCTTTTGCAATTGCGTTGTGGACTTGCACAGGATTATCTAAGGTAAACATTTGCACGCCGTCAGGCAGGGCCATAGTAGGTCCTATTGAACTATCTTGCATCGCTGGCTCTGGATCATCCGCCATCTGCACCCATCCCCCGCGATCATAATCCAGCCACCAGCCAGAGCCGACCGCTTTGCGCTTGATAAACAACGGCAGCATCTCCCGATGCCGACACCTTGGCCGATGCCCCGCAGGGCAGGTGCATTCCTGCTCGGTGCAGAGGTAGCTGCTTTCGACGTTGAGATTGTGGTCAAACTTAGTGATCCGGAACTCTTGACCATCATGCCTACAACTATAAAGGAAGGTCATGGCAGACTCCATCCTTCTCTTCGCTCGGTCTCGAAATCAAAATCCCCCTCCGCAGGCTTTCGCGCAGGTGTCCTACACCAGCGTTCCCATTCCTCGCGAGAGCAAACGAATTCGCGGCCGTAGTGGTGGAGGAACCATTCGCGGTAGATGATATAGCTATCCATTGCGGAAGAACCTTTGGGTCGAGGACACTAACATCATCGTAGCGGCTTCAAGCAGGTTCAAAGCAGATGTAGGCCTCCCGTTCGCCGTGTTAGTAATATCCTGCCCCGCAAGGTTCATACAAATCGGAGTCCAATACGCTTCGTGTATCTCTTGCGAGATTAACCATTGCTTCAACGCGGCGACTTGGGCGTCTTGTTCGGCTAGGTCTAATATCAGTGGAGGCATGGCTCAATTTCCTCGGCACGAGTTCCCATTGTCTCTATTATACACCATTTCGGCCTAGAAGTCAATCGCCCTGATTAGTCTAGATGTTACAGAGCTATAGGCGTCGCGAGAAGGCGTTCTATGAAGGCTTCCCCGCATGTTGTGGAGCTATATCCGCTAGGGGAATCTTCGTTGCGGTAGATAAGACCGTGCTGAACTAATTGTTGAGTATAGGTAATTGTTGCTATTGAATTAGCATGGGCCGGTTTGTCCTTGGCATAGGGTTCCGCGATAGCGTAGTAGTGGAGGAGTATTTGGATGTGTAAGGGTGTTAGCATGACTGGCTCCAAAGAAATTGGCCTAGCATTTGCGCTAGGCCAAGGAAAGATCACTGCGCTGCTTGTGCTGGCGGAACCGCATCCGGTCGCCAGTTGTAGTCCTCCTCAGTACCGCCACCGTTCAGCCATCCTTGGAGGGAGACGTAATAGGGATGATCGTGATAGCGTTTGTTGTGGTAGGGCTTGAGAGACCCGTCGGCTTTGGGTTCAGCTAACGAAGTCGTAGTAGGCGCAGCCGTAGTCTCGGCAGACAATATCGGGGCAATCTCTGACGAGACAGTAGTCGTCGAACCAACAATAGGGTCCGCGACACTCTGACCCGCGTCCTCGATCGACTTGACGACCTCTGGCACGGGCTGTGTTTGATCCGCAATCTCATGCCAGCCTTGACCAGTTAAAGCCTGTTCCATGTTTGCCGTCTGAGTCGCTAGCTTTGGCTCCGCCTTCGGCGTCGCCTCCGCTACGCCTTCAGCCTTAGCTTTCGCGATAGCCTCCGGCATACCAATCGCACGCTTGATACCATCCAGCCGATCCTCCGCTTCCAAGGCGCGAAAGCCTGCCTCATCGCGCTCTGCCTCCACAGAGCGCAGCTTGGCTTGGGTTTCATCCTGCTGCGCCTTCATTTCCATAATCCGGATTTCTAGCCGGGCTATGGTTTCGCCGTCCGTAACCCGCTGCTTCTCATGTCTGGCGATAGTGTCCAGATGGCCCTGCTCGGCCTCCAAGGCCCTATAGGCCTCCGCAATCTCGCGGATGAAATTATGTCCGTGTTCTGTCATGGCTCATTCCTTTCGATAGGTCTTGATTTACCTTCGCTTAAAGGGGCGGGGGAGATTGGGATCAATGATTGTCGGGCCTACACACGCCCCTAGACCTTGCTCTTCCCCCGTTGGGACTACTGGCCCCGTGTAGGACCTAGGCGATACGCGGATTGTATGGGCTGGCGCCGTTCCGTTTCTCGCCTAGGGAAGCTACGTTAGTGTGCGGTATGACCCGCAGCCGGCTTCTGCCTAGGCGCAGCCATACCGGCTTGCTTGGCAGACAGCGGAGCCTTGTCGCCTTTCTTCTTCGGCGGCACTTTCGGCTTCGCCTTCACCTCGTCGGAGTTGGCCTTGTCCCCGACCAACGCAAACAGGTCGAGGCCCTTCGTACCCTTGGCCTCACTCACGCGCTCAGCGAGGTTCTTTCTCGCCAATTCCATGAGATGAGGATTACGCTCAAGGATAATCTTCGCAGCCGCAGTATGCTCCTTGGCAGAATACGCTCCGACCTTCTGACCCGAACTCCGGATCAAGTCCTTGAACATATTCTTCGCAAGGCGCATGGCTTCAGTCTGCTCGGCACCGGAAGCCTTAGCCTTCTTCGCACCGGGGACAATACCATCGCGCAATTGCGCTAGGGTTTTCTCCGCTGCTTTCAAGACTTCCGCCTTCCGATCTTCCAACTCCTTGCCTTCCAGCTTGGTGATACCGGCGAGAGACTTCGCCGCACCGTTGGCCTTCGCACACAGAGTATCCAGACCAAGCTGGAAGATTGCCCTGTATGTGTTATCATCCGTGATCTCATCCGAGTTGATCGTAAGCTCTCCGGCTTCGCCTTTAAGCACGATCTTGTAAATCTTCCTCGGATCAAACTCCGGCTCGCTTTCAACCGTAACGTGTTCATTCATCTGCGCAATTCCTTGTTTGCACGTTCTATGGTTCTGGCGCTACGCTATCGCCGTCGGCGAGTGAGGCAAGCCCACTATTGCCCGCGATCTATGGCCTCGTCAGCAAGGGCATAACCCTTGGAGGGGGCTTACGCCTCCCTTTCGGCCTTGCGCTGTAATCGTGTATTCTGTCGTTCGCTGGAATAAGGATACACTCGGTTATATCCCAACCCGCGAACTGGATTGAGTATCCATCGCTTGGCTGTTAGCATACCGTGTCTATCTCGATCCCGCAAATCTCTCGTTGCCCCCGCGATCTTATCCTGCAAGATATTAGGCCTTTGGTTATTAACGTGCATCTGATCCTCCTCGATGACAAATCAGTCAGACGAATGGTTGGGGCGATTAGCTATTGGGATACGGAACCTCGTGGGATAATCCTAACCTCCGCATACGCTGTTCCGCAATAATCGTCTCAGCCTTACGCATTGCAATCTGCACCTCGGCTTGTGCTTCAAGCAGATAGCCTAATATCTCGCTATCGCTCAACTCACCGTTGCGCCATTGATCCATTCGTTGTGTTAGCATAGACATAGCTCCTATCTGTTCCCAGTGCCCTCAATCCTACGCCCCAATTGTGGCGACAATACGGCGCCGAAATCACAATCGCGTGATGTTGCGCCGCAGCAGTTGAGTTGGCCTGTGGTGGCGAGACTTGATTATCCTTCCATTATACACGAAATCCCGCAAAAGTCAACAGCTTTGGTGTCGCAACATTCCCCGATATAACCCCGATAATCCCGCGATAGGCCCCCGATAGCCTCATCAGCCAAACCATAGCACCTAGCCCCCTCCCCCTCCCTGTCTGGGTCTATCTGGGGGTTGGTGTCTTCTGTAGAGAGAGAGATTTGTGAGACGAGACAGGGCCAGATAGGCCCTTACCCATAGGGTGGGGGAGGCAGGTGCTATGGTTTTGGGTATCGGGCTATAGGGGGATCATCGGGGGATCATCGGGGGGAGATCGAAGCGCGAGGATGTAACATTTCGTGATTGGACATTCGCGGCGATTGGGCGCAAGATGCTTGGGCGATGGCGATCAAGCCTCGCTTAACCCTAAGGGGAATGATATGATCAAGTCCGAAACTAAGGCCAACTGGCAGACGATCGACACTGAGACCTTGCCCGCACCTATCGCGAAGCAATACGCCCATTACAAGGAAAGCTATGCGGAGATGAAAGCGGAACGTAAGGCCTTTGAGGATGCTGTGACCGATCTTATCTCGCCACCCAAGGGCAAGCGTATCGCCTTCGGCTATAACTTCGGCAAGTTATCGGTTGCTCTGGTCGATGATGATGCAAAGCCAGCTTCCAAGTCATCCATCCGTCTCGCAGAGCTATGCCGTCGCTAACCCTTTAACTGACCTCAACTAACCAAGGCTCTCGCCCCGAAGGGGGCGGGGGCCAAAATTTCGTCTTCGCGCGGGGCCCATTATGCCTCCCCGCAAATAATATGATTTTCGAAAAGGCCATACCGATGACCTATCCCCGCAAATTGTATCAATTTCGAAGAACCCATACCCTTCAAGTGGCCACTTGACTTTCTTATAGAAGGGCGTAGAATAGAGGGTAGGATGAGGAGTATTTTGACTGGAAGGGAGCTATGGAAGAGGACGGGTTCTTTGATTATTCGGCCTTGATGCATTGTGCTGTGTATGCGCTATTGCGGAAAGGCGTGGTGGTGTATATTGGACAATCTAAGTCCACGGCGCAACGATTAGCTACGCATTGTGGTAAGCGAAAGGGTAGGCCAAGGAAAGTTGGGTTCACTCAGAAGATTCCTGTTGGGTTTGCTTTTGATGCAATTTGGGTTCGGCCGTGTATGCTTGGCGAACTAAGCACGATTGAAGTTGCGATGATTAAGAAGTACCAGCCGAAATACAATCAAAAGCATATGCCAGCCCCACCACCGATCGCGTTGGAAATGCTGATCGACCTGATGCCGACCTATCAAATGCCGAAGCCCACCCCCGAACCAAGGTCCTGGAGACGACTGTGAAGCCTACCCTTCACCGAGGAAAGATCGCGAAGCATCCTACGATCCTGTCAGTGCGAGTGCTGACGCGGGAGGATTTGGCGTGTCTGAAGACCAACGAGCGGACGGTGCCACGGGTGAAGAGCTTCCGCGATTCGCATCATCGCCTTGCGAGGCTTTGCGCCGCTGGGCTCCGTAATGAAGAAATCTTGCGGATCACAGGGTTCTCGTACGTTCGCCTTAGCACGCTCAAGATGGACCCGGCGTTTCAGGAACTTATCGCCCAATACCGCGATAAGGTAACCCAGGCCTTCGTCGCGTCGCAAGACGAGTTCTTCGAAACCTCGACGTCGAACATGCTTCGCGCAGAGCGCCAGATCGAGGAGCATCTAGACCGGGCGGACGAAGAAGGCGAACTCCTTCCGGTCAAGACCCTAATGGCCCTCACTGCCGATCGCGCCGATCGCTTCGGCTACGGAAAGAAAACGATAAACACCAACATCAACGTCGACTTCGCTGGTCGTATGGAGAGAATGATGGCCAAGCAAGGCCAAGCGACAGTAATCGATGCCAAACCTGCCTCGATAGCTCAACTAGAGCAGGACCTTAGAAGTCCGATGGATACAGGTGAAACTCCTGTTCGGGGCGCCACAATCGTCGCCGCTTCGGCTGGCGTTCGGCGACGATAGAGGAGGGGGAGATGCTCGATCGGATATCCTGGCATGGCTCTCCGATCTCAGAGCGCTCCCCCGACTCTAATTGGCAAGAACAGCTTCTCGAATGGCTCGCCTCGGTCCGCGACGATCCGCTAGAGTTCGTCCTTGGCGCGTTCCCTTGGGGCGAGACCGGTACCCAACTCGAAGCCTACACCGGCCCAATGCCCTGGGCGATCGATCTCATGGGTCGGATCAAATCCGGCCTCCTGACCGCAGACGAAGCGATCCAAGAAGCAGTCGCATCCGGCCACGGTATCGCGAAGTCCACCACCGTTGCAATGATCACCCTCTGGGCCTTTATGACCTTCCCAGACTGTCGCGGGGTGATCACCGCGAACACTGAAACGCAATTAAAGACGAAGACCTGGGCCGAACTCGGCAAGTGGTTCAACCTCTGCTGGTTCTCGCGGGAGTTCTTCACCCTCAACGCCACGTCCCTCGTCTCCAAGGACCCCGAGCGCGAACGCACCTGGCGCATCGACATGATCCCTTGGTCCAAGACCAATCCGCAAGCATTCGCCGGTCTCCATAACAAAGGCAAGCGAATGCTAATGATCTTCGACGAGGCTTCCGAAATCGAAGACATAATCTGGGAAACCGCCGAAGGCGCGTTCTCCGATCGCGACACGCAACTGATCTGGCTCGTTTTCGGCAACCCCACCCGCAACACCGGCCGCTTCCGCGAGTGCTTCGACGGTGGGCAACACCACGGCTTCTGGCACACGACGCAGATCGACTCCCGCACTGTGCCGATCTACAACCGCTCCCGCGCTGAGCGCTTAATCAAAACCTACGGCGAAGATTCCGACTACGTTCGTATCCGTATTCTTGGCCAGTTCCCACGCCAAGGCCTGATGGAATTCTTCTCCGCTGCCGACATCGACGCGGCAATGTCGCCCGACCGCGAAGTCTACATCGATGCACAGACACCGCTCGCAATGGGGGTCGACGTTGCGCGCTACGGGCGTAACAACTCGGTTATATTCCCGCGCAAAGGCCGCGATGCGCGAACGATCGCGAGAAAGGTCTTCAATGGAATCAACACCGTCGAACTCGCCAATTGGGTCTTCGATTGTTGGACTCAGTGGCATCCTGATGGTATTTTCATTGACGGTGGCGGTGTTGGTGGTGGCGTTGTCGATCAGTGTCGGGCCAAGCATCTTCACGTGTGGGAAATCCAATTCGGCGCAAAGGACTCCGTCACTGGAGTCAATAACAACAACTCCGGTGAAAAGTACGCCAATATGCGCGCAGCGATCTACGGCGCCTGTCGCTCTGCCCTCCCAACCCTGATGCTCCCAAACGATCCCGACCTCCGCAACGCCATGCTCGCGATCCGTTACACGTTTAATAAGAACGACGAAATCCTTTTGGTCTCCAAAGAAGACTTAATGGAAGACAATCCGGGTCTAATCCTCGACGACCTCGACGCGCTCTGCCTTACCTTCGCTGGGCCCCTTGCGCCCCATCCCGGCGCTGGCCGCGAAGGTCCGCAGGTTGAAATCCACGTTAGCGAATATAACCCATTCGACGCTAAGCACATGGAAGCCGCATGACCCCCAGCACTCCGCAGCAAGCCCTTCCGCAACTGCCCGCATCGGTCCCACCGCCGCCTGTCTTCGGCTCGGCTCCGCAAGGTAAAAAGCCCGGCGTCAAAAGCTCCCAGCCGACTTTCCTAGGCTCTGACACTATGGCCTCCCCTGGCAACCTCGGCGGTAAGAAACTCGTAGGCGAATAATGCTCAAGCCGATTCCCATAGGCGAGCCCCGCGATCGGTCGACGTTCCTTTACATGGAGCCCGACCCCGATATCCCCGACCACGCCCAATGCTCCTCCTGTCGAAACTTCAACGACGTCGAAGGCCTCTGCTTCTGGCTCTCCGCAAAGGACGAAGTCGATGGCGATGACTCTTGCGGCGAATACGGCCAAGGCGAGCCTTCGTCTGACATCGTTCCCACGGGCCAATACACAAAGGAAACCCTCGGCTTCGTCGATCACCAAGTCCGTTGCGAGAACTGTAACGCCTTCGACGACCGCGACCAAACCAACCTCCACTGCGATCTCTATGTCCAACTCAACCGAATGTTCCCGCGCCTCTGGCGCCTTATCGAAGAAGTAAAACCCCGTGGCTGTTGCAACGCCCAAATGCCCGGTAAGCGCAACCCAAAGAACTTCGGCCCTTATGGCCCGATCCCCGACGATGACGACCCGAACGTCGGTGGGTTGATAACGGAGATTCTCTGATGCCCACCGCGCCTATGCTCCCGCCAGAGGAAATGGCCAAAGCCCAAGCGGGGGCTGGCCTCAACCCGGCCAATTTCTTGATCGCCGCTGCCGACATGCACGGCTCAGGTCAACTCTCCGCACCGGTCCCGAAAGGCCCCGACCCACTCGCTCGCGCTGGCAAGCCCGCCCGCAAGAAACTCCAGATGGTTAAATGAGCACCCTCGTCACCCAACGTTTCTCTGGCCTCTACCAAGAACGGGTAACCGAGCAAGACATCCGCCTGCGCCAGTTTCAACAGGGGCGTCTCCTCGGCCTCCGCGTCAATCGCTATAGTTGGTGGACTCATGCAAGGGAGTTGGCCGACCACATCCTCCCAAGGCGTTACAAATGGCTCATAACCCAGAACCAACAGAACCGCGGGTCCCCGATCAATCAGCATATCTTAGATTCCACTGGGACCATCGCCGCTCGGAACTTAGCTGCTGGTATGATGTCAGGGATTTCCTCCCCGACGCGCCCTTGGTTCAAGTTGAAAATTGGTCGCCAGGATTCTACGCAAACGTCACCCGTGTCATTGTGGCTTGCGGAATGTGAGCGGCTAATGTACCTGATCTTTGCGGAGTCGAATTTCTACACCGCAATGGCGATCTTCTACTTCGATCTCGTCGTCTTCGGCACTGCGGTCATGCTAATCTATGAGGACTTCGACAATGTCATCAATTGTATTAATCCCGCCTTCGGCGAATACTACGTTGATATCGACGGGCGCTATAGGCCAGTTATATTCTATCGAGAGTTCACCTACACCATTGCCCAGACGGTGGATGAGTTTGGATGGGAAGCCACCTCCCCTATGGTGCGCCAATTCTACGATCTCCAAGACGGCGCCAACCTCACCCGCGAAATCATAATCGCCCACGCGATCGAACCCAACACGGAGCCAGAGAAATATGGAATCCCATCACACTTCAAATACCGCGAAACCTACTGGGAATGGGGCGGTGCGACGAATCCTCAAGGCGGCACTTCCGCTCGCGGTTATCTTCGCAAGCGTGGGTTCAACGAGCGCGCTGCGATCATCGGTCGCTGGGACCTCGTGGCCAACGACCCCTACGGCCGATCGCCAGGTATGGACGCTCTCCCAGACATCAAACAACTCCAGCAAGAAACTCGCCGCAAAGCCCAAGGCATCGACAAAGGAATCAACCCTCCCCTCGTCGCCGACGTCCAACTCAAAAACCAGCCCGCCTCGTTGCTCCCGGGAGGAATCACCTTTCTGCAAGGAATGATGTCGACTGGTAACGACGGAATGAAGCCTGCCTACGGCAACTGGAAGCCGAATATCAAAGACATCACCGAAGACCTTGCGGAAGTCCGTGGCCGGATCAAGGAAATCTTCTTCAACTCCCTTTTCCAAGTCGCTTCGCAATTCGAGACCCGGTCGAATATCACCGCAGTCGAATGGGACATGCGGAAGTCCGAATCGTTGATGATGCTGACGCCGGTGATCGAGCGTCTACAGTCCGAAGTCCATGCCGTCGCTATCGATCGTGTCTGGGGAATCATGTCCCGCGCTGGGATCATCCCTCCGCCCCCGCCCGATATCGCTGGCCAAGAACTCAATATCGAATACACCTCGATGCTCTCGATCTCCCAGCGCGCAGCCCAAGCGGGATCGATTGAACGCGTTCTCCAGATCGCTGGCCAACTCGCTGGTATCGATCCCGCCGTGGTCGATAACATCGACTTCGATATGGCCCTCGATCTCTATGCCTCTCTACTCAACCTCGACCCGCGAATGATCCGCGCTCCGCAACAGCTAGCCGCGATTCGCCAGCAGCGTGCGCAGCAGCAGGCTCAGCAGCAGCAATTGCAGAGTGCAGAGACATTGACGAAGGCGGGCGCTAATGCCTCAGCCATCGACGTCGGCGGCGGTCAGAACCTAGTCCAAAGGATGCTAGCTGGATGACCTTCGATGGCTCAAACCGAAAACAGGTCCGCGAACGTGAGAAAGAACTCAAGATTGCTGAGAACAACCGCCTCGCCTACACCCGAAGAATTATGTCGGATGTTCCGGGAAGAAAATGGATGCACGATATTTTGGTTCGATGCCACATCTGGCAGACTTCGTTTGCCGCAGGGCAGCCCGACACAACTACTTTTCGCCTTGGCGAGCAGAACCTTGGTCTCCAAATCTTCGCGGACGTTATTGCCGCGTCGCCGCAAGAATACGTTCTAATGATGACCGAAGCCAGCATAAAGGAAGTAGTCAATGACCGACGTTACAGTGACGACCGAACCCCCGCAGGCGAACCAGCCGGAAGCCAGGACTCCGGACGGGACGCTGAAGGATCAGTCGCCGGGGAATACGACCCCTTCGCCCGAACCGAAGCCTGAAGGCGATAGCTTTCTCACAGGCAAGACCGAGAAGCCCGAGGCGCCGAAAGCGCCTGATCCGAAGGCTGATGCTCCCAAGCCAGACGCGCCCGTAGGGGCCCCTGAAAAATACGCCGATTTCAAACTCCCCGACGGTTACCAATTCGACAAGCCAGCGCTAGATCAAGCCTTAGTCACGTTTAAAGAGATGAACCTTACCCAAGACCAAGCCCAGAAGTTCGTCGATCTCTACGCAAAGCATTCCCTCGAAGCCGCCTCCGCACCCTACCGCGAATGGGCCAATCTTCAAAAGACCTGGACCGATCAGATCGCGGAACGCTTCCCCGGCGAGAAATCAACCGCGGTCAAATCGATGATCTCCGGCGTGATCGACGCGGCCCTCCCGCCTTCCCTCGCCAAAGGCCTTCGCTCTGCACTCGACGTAACCGGCGCTGGCTCCCACCCAGATGTGGTTGAAGCTCTCTCGATCCTACTCAAACCCCTTTCCGAAGGAACGCCAGTCAAGGGCAATGCGCCGTCCAAAGAAGGACAGGCTGCCCCAGGAACTGACACTCGGCCATCGATCGCAGACGCGATGTATGGCCATTTGAGGAAATAGCATGCCTTTTACTCTCAACTATCTTCGATCCATTCTAGACTACGATCCGTTTGAGACCGGTCTATTTACTTGGCGTCAGCAAGTTGGCCGCCGTGTAAGGGTTGGTGAAGTTGCAGGGTCTTATGATAAAGACGGCTATATTGTAATTCAAATCGGTGGTGTTAAATATAAGGCTCACCGATTAGCCTATCTCTATATGACTGGAGAATGGCCTGAGGAAGAAATCGATCACAAGGACGGCGACCCAGCAAATAATGTCTGGAGCAATCTTCGTGATGCGACGCGTAGCGATAACTGCGCAAACTCTAACCGAGAATTAGGCGAGTCCGGCTTCAGAGGAGTCAAGTGGGTCCCGAGTACCAGAACTTGGATTGCAAGGGTCTCATACGGATATCAGCGGATATGTCTCGGACCGTTTGGCACAGCAGAGGAAGCTAACGAAGCCTACTTAGCTGCTGCTAAGACTGTTCACGGAGAATACGCTCTCCACAATCGACACCCTGAAACAGGAGCATAACCTATGGCAACGATAGGTGCAACCGCACTAACGTATGCTGATTGGGCCAAGAGGATGGATGACGGCTATAAAGTGGCCGCAATCATCGAATTGCTTAGTCAGACAAATGAAATCCTCGATGACATGATGGTCGTCGAGGGCAACCTCCCGACGGGCCACAAGACCACCGTCCGTACGGGCCTTCCGCAGGCCACTTGGCGCTTGCTGAACACCGGCGTTCCGAACGCGAAGTCAACGACCGCACAGATCGTCGACGCCTGCGGCAACCTCGAAACCTACTCGGTCATCGATAAAGACATCGCGGACCTTAACGGGAACACGCCTGAGTTCCGGCTCTCGGAATCCCGCGCGTTCCTCGAAGGCATGTCGCAACAGGTTGCTTCGACTCTGATCTATGGCAATCAGTTCGTCAACCCCGAACGATTCACAGGGCTCGCGCCTCGCTACTCGACCAAAACCTCCGCAAACTCCGCAACTGCCGCAAACGTCCTCGACGGCGGCGGCGTAGCCTCGACCAACACCTCGATCTGGGTGATGACCTGGGGCTCGGATACCAACTTCGCCACGTTCCCGAAGGGTAAGCTGACAGGCTTACAACAGCGCGATATGGGCGAGTGGCCGGTGACCGACTCCAACGGCAACACCTACCAAGCCTATCGCGAACACTTCAAATGGGAAATCGGCCTCGTCAACCGTGACTGGCGCTATGTCGCCCGCATCGCGAATATCGACGTGACCCAACTCACCGGCGTCTCGGCCGCGAACCTGATCAACTTCCTCGTCCGCGCGCTCTACCGCCTCCCGACCGCCCCGGTCTCCGCAACGACTATCCAAACCTCCGACTCCCCGGCGGTCCGCGCAGACATGGGTCGCACTGTCATCTACTGCAACCGTATCATCCGAACCTATCTCGATCTGCAAGCGATGAACAAAACCAACGTTCTGCTTCGTATCGAAGAGTTCAACGGCAAACCGATCACGACCTTCCGCGGCATCCCGGTCCGGACGGTAGACGCGATCCTCAGCAACGAAGCGCAGGTGGTGTAACATGATCCTCGATGGTCTTTTAGTCTTCACCGGTCCTTCTGGCACGGGCGATCTCCCGACCACTGGTACCCAAAACTCCTCCAACGTTCTTGATCTAGGCCTTGTAGGCCTTCCCGCATCCATCTCAGGCGGTGGCGGTGGTGGTGCTCGAGATATCGGCATCGGCGACGATCCGGCGATGAAGCTTCTGGTCCAGGTCCTCACGGCCTTCACAGGCGGCACCTCGCTCCAAGTCGCTCTCCAAGGTGCCCCTGACTCCGGCACCGGCACTCCAGGCGCCTACACAACCATGCTCACCGGCCCCGCAGTAGTCGAAGCTAACCTAATCGCTGGCTCTCGCATCCTCGACGACGATATGCCTCGGCCTGTTCCTGGCCAAGCGATCCCCCGCTACCTCCGACTCTCCTATATCACCGTCGGAACCCACACCGCTGGCGCCATCTTCGGCACCATCGTCCTCGACCGTCACGATCTCCCGCTACAATCCAACGCGACTCTCGGTGGCTATCCCGCCGGGATCACCGTTGCGAACTAAGGAGCGCCGCAATGAAAAACTTCCTCCACCGTTGGGGCACTACCTTAGCGCTGCTCGCGATCCTTGGCAGCGTCGGGATCGCCCAGAACATTACCCAATCGGTCCAGCTTTCCCAGGACCCGCGTGGTACCATTGGCGTAGACACCACTGGTAACATCTACTTTCAAAACAACAAACACATCCTCTCGTCCCCGAACGTCTCTCCACCGCCGGTACTCTCTGCTTGCATCACTGGCGGCTCCCCGACCCTAACCGGAACCGACTTCTCTGGCACCATCGTCTCCGGTACCACTGCTTCCACCTCCTGCGTCGTTACCTTCGGCGCAGCCTTCCTCACCGCACCGCGTTGCGTCGTAACTTGGCAATCCGGTCCGCTCGTCGCAATGTCTTGGACCACATCGACCACTGCACTGACGATTACCCAAACCTCCACCGCGTCAGTCACGATCGACTACATCTGCACCTCGACATCATAGGAGAATGAAAATGATCAAACGCTTTCTCCTATCGCTAGGAGCCTTGGTAGCGCTTGCTACCTCGGCCTTGGCCCAGATCGCTAGCGTTCCGCAAGTCGGCCTTACCACTGGCTACTTAGCCAAAGCCACCTACTCATCGGCCTTCTTTGGCTTCGTTCCGTTCACCGGAGGTACAGACGAAATCTGTATCTCCGGCTCCGCGTCGAAGGTCGTCCGCATAAACCGTATCTCCCTAGGCGGAACAGCCTCAGCGATCGTCAACCTCCCGGTCACGATCCTTCGCCGGGCCTCACTCGACACCGGCGGAACCCCCGCAACCACCACGGCCAACCCGGGCGTCACTACCCAAATCGCTTCCCGCGATACGGGCCAAGCGCCTAATACCGCTGCGACCGCAGTCCTCGTCTCCTACACCGCAGCGCCAACCATCGTCGACTCCGCACCTGTCTACCTCGACTCCGGAACGATGGTCCTATCCCTAACCGGTACCGGTGCGGGTATCGGTAATCTAATCTTCGACTGGTCGCGGGATATCGAAAACAACGCTCAAGTCCCGACCCTCCGCGGAGCCGCTCAGCAAATCTGTGTCAACTTTAACGGCACCACCCCCGGTACCGCGTTGTTGAACGGTTCTATTGCCTGGACGGAGGAATAGCCCATGCGAAAGCTTATCGCCGCACTTGTTCTCTGCATCGGGCTAGCAAGTGCGGCGCTAGCTCAGGTTGCGCTTTTTACACAGATACCGATCGCTGGTAATCTCAGTAATATCACCAACGGTGCCACCTTCACAACCGGTACCGCTACCGCTACCCTTACCGGCGTCGCAGGCCGGTGGACCTATATCTGCGGCTTCGTTATAACCTCCGCAGGAACAACCTCCGCAACCCTCGGCGCCGTAACCGTCACCGGCACCGTCTCTGGAACCTTGCCATTCGAATACTCCTTCGTCTCTACTGGTCAAGGTATCCTCGGCATCGCCTTCGGCCCGGGTTGCATCCAATCCTCGGCCCAAAACACCAATATCGTCGTCAACGTTCCCGCAGGTGGCGCAGGGACCGTCGGCGCAGTAACCGCATGGGGGTTCACAAATTGACCCGCATCATCCGCATAATCCTCATCCTCGGCCTCTGCACTTCCCAAGCCTCGGCCCAGCTTCTCCATGGAGTCACTGACTCACTCTCTGGCGGTGGATCAATAATCCCCCCTACCTGTAATGGCACCATAGACCTATCTTCTGGCTGTGTTCAGCCAATGCTAGGAGGCCTATAATGCGTAAGCTCTTACTTGTATTAGCTTTCCTAGGCCTAATCAACCCGGTCCTTGCTCAAAACTATAACGCTACCCCTGGATCAGGTCTAGTCTTTGGTTCAAAGCTAGTCACAGCGGTCAACTACCCGCAGATCGTCTTCTGCGATCCAACGACTCCTTCTCAATGTGTCGGGGTCAATGCGTCTGGCCAAATGACTGTCCTAGTCGCTGGCACTGTAGCTGCGACGCAATCTGGCACTTGGAACATCAATAACATCAGTGGTACCATCTCACTTCCAACTGGAGCAGCCACTTCAGCCCTACAAACTACTATCAATACCACCCTTGGTTCGCCGTTCCAAGCCGGTGGATCGATTGGCAATACAACATTCGCCGCGACTCAGTCTGGTACTTGGACAGTAAACCCGACCACTGCGGCAAACTGGGGCATTGGTGCGACCGCTGCAGCCGTACCTGCCAATGCCGTCTTCGGAGGAATGTCTCAAGGCGGTAACCTAACCGGTCTCACAGGCACCTCCGGTAACCTCAACGTCCAATGCGCGAACTGTTCTGGCTCAGGCGTCTCCACCGCTGACGAAGCGGCCTTTACCGCAGGCACATCCCTATTCGCTGGCTCCGGTGGATTCTTCCAAACTACCGCTACTAGCAACCCACTGACCACCGGTCAGCAAGGTATGTTCCAAGTTACGGCTAACCGTGCATTGTTCACTAACCTCCGCAATGCGTCCGGTACTGAAATAGGAACATCCACGACCCCACTTGTTGATACCGCTCGCGTGGTAGGCAACGCAGGTGCGGTGATGGATGCAGCAGGGCAGAACGCTGCCGCCCCCGCGAACTGGCTAGCCACTGGATGCCAATTCCAAACAACCCCAACCACTATCACAGCAGGCAATGCCTCCCCGTGCCAGATGGATAGCGCGGGTAATATCCTAGTCAACGTTAAGTCCGCAACTGGTATCGCTCCGGGTACTGCGCCCGGTACGTTAACCGGCTCATGGATTTTAGGAGAAGTTACTACCGCTACTCCTACTGATTATACAACAGCTACGCTCGATTCTTTATCACTAACAACTGACGGTGGGCTTCGTTCTGCCCCAACTGCTCCTGCGGTTACAACCATTCAAACCGCAGCTGTCGCTAATGGTAACGGCACAAACCTAAGCACACAAGGCTACACCGCTGCCGTCCTCAACGTCCTCTGTTCTGTCGCCTGTTCCGGTGGCACCACAATCAATTTCGAAGCTAGCGTTGACAACACTACCTTCGTTCCAATCCAAGGCATCAACACTGGTGCTAGCACGATCGCCACGACTACAACAACTTCTGGCGATTGGATGTTTAACCTTGCTGGTTATTCATTCCTCCGTGCGCGTATTAGTGCCTATTCAGCGGGCACGATTTCGGTTAAGGCCTATCAGATTACAAATACTGGCCTCCCGCCAGTTATGAATTCAATCATAACCAATACCCCTGCTGTAACTTTAGCTTCGACCACGATCACTGGCACTGTAGCTGCTACTCAATCCGGTACGTGGAATATTGGCACGGTGACAACGCTTCCAGCACTACCTGCCAACCAATCCGTGAACGTCGCCCAATTCGGTGGTGTATCAACATCTACTGGTCAAGTTGCGGTTAGCACTGCACCAACTACTGCGGGTAATACTGCCCTTGTTGTCGACCTACGTCCTGATAGCCCTGGTATCATTGCACTCGGTCAAACAACTAAGTCAGCCTCAGTGCCGGTTACGATTGCTTCTGATCAACTAGGTGCGAATACAGCAGCCAATTCATTACCGGTTACCATTGGCCCTGCTCTACTGGGCTCTTATTGCATGGGAGCTAGTACTGGCACGATGGCTGCTGGTCTAGCTGGTGGATCGCCCGTATATTCATTCCGCTATGGCGGAGCCAATCTAGCAATCATCCGCAAGGTATCGATAGAGGCTGACGACGTCACCACGGCGTTCGTAGCTGGTACGGCCAAATTTGATTTGATTGCTGCTAGGTCGTTTACCGCTTCCGATACCGGAGGGACTTCTCCTACCTTGACAGGTAATAACGGCAAGTTGCGCACCAGTTTTGCTACTACTGCCATTTCCGATCTACGTATTTCTTCCACCGCTACCTTGACAGCAGGCACCCGAACGCTCGACGCGCAGCCATTGGCTACGATCTCGTTTGCGATTTCTACCAATATCGACGCGGTGCTACTTCCGACTACTGACCTGATTAGACAAAACGTAGGCGAGAGCCCGCTAGTATTAGCTACCAACGAAGGCTTTGTTATTCAAGCAACAGTACCCGGAACCGGAACTTGGTTTACATCAGTTAGAACTTGCTGGGATGAAGTGAGCGCCTTCTAATGAAACGTTTAATTGCCCTTTTACTTTGCGTAGCGCTTTGCTGTCTTCAAGCAAACGCAGCGGGTTGGTTACCACTTGCTAAGTCTGGCGGTGGGGGTGGTGGCACAGTCACACTTCAGGATAAAAGCACCGCTGTTGTAGATTCAACTATAGCTGCATCTCCATACACCGGAACGGCAAATATCACCGTTACCGGGTCGCTGACGAACCCAGCGATGACGATCACGTTGGTTTTTGGCGCTACCGTTTCCGCTGTTACTGCTCATTGGGATAGTGCAGGTGCTAATCAAGCCCTAACACAAATCGGTACGGCGGGTGAAACTACCGGGCCAACCTCCACCTATATTTTTGGTATGGTAGGGCAGCCTACGGCGGGTAATAAAACTTTAAATGTTACTTGGACCGGAACCGCTAACGAGTTACAGATTTTCGCAGAGACTTGGATAGGGGTTAATCAAACATTCGCTACGGCGTTCCCATCTGGTCATGTTTCTACGACAAATAGTGCAGCTATTTCTGGTGGCGCTACCGCAACACAAACTATAACATCAGCCACTAATGACGCAGTGCTTGCGTCTTTTTGCAATGATCTAACATGGACATCCATCGGAGCCACGTCGTTTTATTTGACGAATGGCGGCTTTGTCGCGGGTGGCTCTAATCATGCCGCAGGCGCAGTATCCGTCAACCTAACGGCAGTCAATAATGGTGGAGATCACTGGTGCGGTGTTGGAATCGATATCGTACATAATTAGAAAAGCTTGGAATGATCACGCGTCGAAGGGCATCTACATTGTTAGCTTCTGCGGCCACGCTACTTCTTGATAAGCCAGGAAAGGCTCAACTCGGCACGCTTCCGTATAGTGGTGCGGCAATTGGTTCTGGCCCAGTCACCGGATTTAGCCAACTCAAGATCGGTGGCGGTGGCGAGGTTACCGGCATTAGCGCGGCCAACGACGGCACGCTAGTATGTCGCACCGATGTCGGCGGCTGCTACCTTTGCCCGTCGGGCACGACGAAGTGGCAGCAACTGATCGTCAAATCGGCTTGGCCCGCCGCCAACTTCGGCTGGCAGAACTGGACCACCTCCAACGGTGGTGTCTTTGCCATCGCCATTGCCCCATCCAATAGCCAGGTGATCTATGTAAGCTTCCAGCAATTTATTTTTGTTTCGATTAATGGCGGCGCGTCGTTTACTAAGACCAGTTGTCCACAAGACACCGGCGCGGATGCCAACGGCGGCGGCGAGCGCGCCAACAACCATCGCCTTGCGGTGGACCCAGCCAATCCGGCTATCGCGATCTATGGTAGCACGCTCGGGGTTTACTACACTACCAACACTGGTAGCACTTGGAACCTGATTCCTGTAGCGACCATTCCAGCAGCTTCACCTTCAGGAGAATACGTCGCATTCGATCCCAGCACCACCAGCGGCGGCTCGACGCCCGGAATTTGGATACACAGCACCGGTCACGGTGCCTATCATGGCACTGGTGGGGTGGCTGGCACATGGTCGGGTCCGACTGGTCAAACGACGTGCAGCGGGCTGGCAGTCGATTTGAACGGTACGGTCTACCTGACCATCGCAACCTTGACAACGGGTGTTTACGTCTTTTCTGGAGGTTCATGGTCGCTCAAGACGGTCCCAAATAGCGGCGGTCCGACGGGAGTTTGCGCCGATCCGAATACAGCAGGACGTGCGGTGTGCGTCGATCAAGATGGGCAGCTAAGCGTTACGGTCAATAGCGGCTCAACGTGGTCCGACGTCATTGCTGCCAACAACCATACCTACACAGTCCCTGCCGGGCAGGTGACTTGGATCGCGAACTATCTCGCGGGCGGCATGACCATGTTTTGCTTCGACTGCGTGTTCGATCCGTCGCATAGCAACACCCTTTATTGCGGCCAAGGCAATGGCGTTTCGGTCTGCGCCGCCCCGCAAACTCAACCAACGGCGTGGGTTGACCAGACGCTCGGCATCGAGGAGCTTGATGCAACCAGGGTTATCGCCCCACCAAGCAGTGGCAAGCGTGTGGTCTCTGCCTGGGATCATCAGGGACTTGTTAATACATCTCTCACTACATTTCCGATCAAATGCGTTCCCAATTCCGCTGCTGGCGCGTTGTTATCGGCGGGCTGGGCCTGCGACTACGCTTCTAGCGACTCCGCGAACACTTTCGTCATTCTCGCGAACTTCACGGACGATGCCCAAGAGACCTCCGGCTACAGCAACGACGGTGGCGTCACATGGACGCATTTTGGCAGTACGTCCTATTACTCCAGTGACAATGGCGGTATCGCAGCGGCGGATGTCAGTAACTTCGTCGTTCAATCAGGGGATATTGGACCGTTCTTTACGACTAACAAGGGAGCGACATGGACTGCCTGCACGGGGGCTCCGACCAGCGGATATAAATCAGTACAGCGGGCTTTTCAGCCGGAATATCTGGTAGCGGATCGCGTTAGTATTGGCACGTTCTATATCTTCAACCCCACCAATGTGAACGTCTACCGTTCGACTAACCAAGGCGCATCGTTCTCGTTGATGGGCACGCCTGGTGGTGGCATTCAGAACGCCACCAAACTGAAGGCCGTCAACGGCAACGCCGGGCATCTTTTCTTTACCGCTGGGAGAGGGGCCGGGACCACGCTGCGACATTCCACCGATGGCGGCGCGACGTGGAACAATTTCGGGGCCTTCACCGAGGTTGAGTGTTTCGGTATCGGTAAGGCGGCGGCGGGACAGAGCTACCCATCGATCTATGTTTATGGTACACTGACATCTTCCGGCGTTTACGGCCTATTTAGATGCATTGATGGTGTGGGAACGACATGGACGTTGCTCGTTAACGGACCGCCGCTAGGGATTGGGACATCATGGGTCTCATCGGCCGAGGGCGACATGGACAACTACGGCTATATTTATTGCTCGTTTTTTGGCAACGGCTATGCTTATGGCTATTTTCCATGATTTTTATCATACTGTGATCAACAAACAAAAGGAGCTTAATATGGCAAGATGGCAGTTAACCGAACCTCATTACCTTAACGTTCCCGGGACTAAATGGGAACTCACTATGAACGATCGTAAGACCAATCGCCCGGTGCGTAAGACTTATACGGTTCCGTTACATCTTCATCCGGATATCGAAGCCGACTGGACTCGGCGCGATGGTGAAGAAGGCATTATTACCGTTTGTCATGAAGGCAAAGGACATCCTGACGGTCGAGACGTTACGTTCGTTGGCCCACCGACTCCGGGTATGCTTCCGCTTGATGATGAGGCTAAAGCCATCTCCAGCAAATTCGACTGGAAGCCGACTCAAGGGTTAGACGACGTGTCGCAAGCCGAAAGTCATACGTCCAAGATTCTCGGTGGGCTTATCGATCAACTAACCGACATCAAGGTCAAGGCGACTGAAGCTCCAGGGATCGCTGGCATGGATAAATTCATGGAAACCATGACTGCGATGATGGCACAGAACCAGCAGATTTTGATGCTACTCGCGGGGAAGGTTGCTACGACCGAACCCGTGCCAAAGGCAACTGACGAACGTTCAATCGAACAAATCGCCGCGGACCTTGGTATCGAACGCGAAGTCGATCTCGAAGAACCACTTCCGCCTGAGATGCCTCTACCTGTCGCCGACCGCCCCCGCTCCGCACTACGGAGATAACCCATGGGCTCGCAGCTTGATCTAGACCAAGGAGGAACCTTCCGCCAGAGGCATCAGGTCTATCTTGGGCCTTCCGTTGGCTGGATTGAAGCTCCGTTAACGTCGATCCTGCGGATCACCACCGCAGGAACCATCACTGTTCTTGGCGGTAACACTCTTATCACCGTCAACGTCAACGGTGCAGTGACGATTCAACTTCCACCCGCGAAAGGGAACGCCGCAGGTGCTGGTGGCGTTCCCGGAACTTTTATGGCCACCCCGATCGTCATCGTCGACATTGGTGGCTTTGCGACAGCCAATCCAATCACCATCAACGCCGCAGGCGCCGAGACCATCGACGGTCAAGCTAGCGTTTCGCTCTCTAGCAACTACGGTGCTTTCACCCTCCAGCCAGATGTTATCAACGGTGGATGGACGTTAATCCAATGAAAAAACTCCTTCTCATCGGCCTTCTGGTCCTTCTTCCAAGCCTTGCTCAGGCCCAATGCAACGGCGTCTTCGGGGCCAATACCGTATGCGGAAACAATACCGCATCGCCGCGGACCCCATTCGCGATCCCATCATCCACCAACCTTTCCGGTCCTGGCACTACCGTAGTCAACGACCTCGTTCTCTGGGGCAATACCTCAGGCACTTCTCTACTCGATAAGGCCCCTAGTGCCTTTACTAAGA